AAACGCATCCAAGAGCAACTCCTGCTTCGGGCGGATAACGATGTTGTCCATCAACGTAGAAGCCGTTTTAAGCTCGTCTGCGTTGTTGCCGAGCCCTGTGTTATCCTTGATGCCCAAAAGCATCGGAGAAACAATCCTATGGGCTACCATCAACTTCTGCGTAGCCTCTGCCGACAAGAACTGATACTGCTCGCTTGCATCACTCAACTGCACAGGGTCAACCGTAGCGGCTAAGTCCTTGTTGTCGTTGAACGCCAAGATAAACTTACCAGCATTTGAACTGCCGCTAAACTTGTTTGCAATCTGTTGCTCAATCTGCCTGCGCTCCTCTTCACTCGGTACTCCGTTGTTGAAGTTAATGAGCATTGAAGGCGATAGGCCGTTTTGGATGTTGTTGATGTGGTAGTTGGCTACCTCCTCCTCAAGTTCAGCATACGGCAAGCCTCCCTGATAGTCCACAGGTGAGTAGTAGTAGAATCCTGCTCGGTAGGGCTTGATGTAAAGAATCTCAAGACCTTCCTTGCTCGTTCCAAATGCAGGAATGCGGATAGGCGTTTCTTTGCGACTCTTGACATCACTCCAGCTCTTTGCGTAGTAGTAGCCCTCAACCTCGCCCTCCTCGTTGCAGCGTTCTGCACGTAGCGTTTCAATAGGGATATGCTCTACACGGACAATCGTGTTGTGGTCTTGGCTGTACACCACCTGAATAGCGCATTGCCCCATCATCACATAGTCAGCCACAAGCTTTTTGGTGCAGTCTTTAGTAAACAAGCCCTTCATAGCAGCGTACTCACTTGGCTTGCGCCCTGAGTCCGTAGCATCCAATCCCTTGCCGTAGGTAAGGTCAATCAGCGAATTGAGGATTGCGTTGTTGGTAGGTGAGCCGTTGTAGCGGTCAATGATGTACTGGAAGTAGTTGTTATCCTCTCCGTACTCTACCCAGTCCTTACCCTGCACCTCTTTGATTACAGGCGTGGTGTAGGAGCTAAAGTTTACAACGTGGATTTTAGATGATGATGAACTCATTGTTGTATGTTGTTTCTTCGGTGTATACCCCAGCGTTTACCGTGTACTTGTCGTATTCCGTTTGTGATGTTACAAACACCCTATCTCGGTAGATGAGGTTGCCATCATATACTACCTTCATTCCGTAGAATCGGCTATCAACCAATGTGAAGGTAGAGGTGAGATACATAAAGCCGTTGGCCTCCTCAATCGTTGGATTGATTTCAGCCGTTGTGTTGGTGCTTTCGTCAGTTAGGTATAGCGTTACACCATCCAAGTCATTTAAAGCGTTCCTAGTGCAAGTCTCGGCCTCTAACGTGCCATCGTCAAGCAACACACGCTCAAAGTAAAAGTCCAAATCCTCTTGCGAGTAAACAAACTCACGGGGAATGATGGTGATAGTTTGTGGCGAAGCCGATACTTGTAGAATATGCATCTCAAGTAAATAACCTCCGCAAATGTTTTTGTAATAAAAAAGGGGGCTTTCGCCCCCTCTCCATCCCATCACGTTTAGCTAACCCTTTCAAGTTGGCTTCCGCAAATATATGAATTATTTTATCTCATTTAGGAATTGTCGCATATCATTTCTCAGCATAGAATACTGAAGAATGACTTGACGTCCCATGTCTACAACCTGCATACCTTGCTTCCACAAAGGAACTTGCTGCGGCTTGCCACCCATCTCAATTGCTACTGCCTCTAGTGGCTTAAGCTCTTGCTTGATGCTATTGGTCATTCGGTCAATAATATCAATGTCATCTTCAATCGTCTTGAGGTTTTGCTGAACTTCAAGCTTCTTGTTGTTGATTTGTGATACAATTGATTCTATTTCACTCAATGATGCTGATTTAAGATCTTGCATCAATCGCTCAATCTCACGCACAGGTGCATTCAAAGCACCAATACCACGAGCTTTCTTAGGTTCAATGAAAGAAAATGCTTTCATTAACTCGCTACGCAAAGTGGCGAACTGGTTTGAGAACTCGTATTTTGCTGCTTCTTCTGTAATAGAAGATACACGCTTAAAAGCCTTTTGTAGTGTATTCATCTTGTAAATATAAGGGGGCTTGCGCCCCCCTCAATTATTTAGGAGTTAGTACCTACTACGATGGTGTCAGTTGCAGAAGCAAGTCCTGCAAACGGATTGGCTACCGTAGCACCTGCGATGAAGTTAGCAGGCAGTTGCTCCTGTGCTTCCATTACAAGTGTGTAACCGCTAAGGTCACCCATAGCAGCACCAGTTACGATAGTGCCGCCTGTTACCTCTGCCCCGTAGTTCTTACCCATCAAGAAGGCGTTGCCGTTGTAGTCCTGTACGATAACGTAGGGACGTCCGTAGGCCAAGAGCTTCAGCTCCTTGTTGTCTTCTTTAGTGAGCTTGGTCAAGGTCAGGTTCAAGGTCTGCGTCAAGAAGGTAGTACCATTCTCACGGCTTGAGTTGAAGGTCTGCTCAAAAGATGAGTTACCTTTTACCAAGTATTGGTAAGCAGAGAAAGTTCCGCTAATGTCAGTCACCTCATCGTTCGTGAGGGTTACGGTGCCTAAGTCACCGAAGTCAACAAAGTAAACGGCATAAATGCCACCTACTACGTCTTTACACGGTACTGCACGTCCTTTTGTTAAATCGCAAGCCATTGTGTTTTGTTTGAATTAAAAAAGGGGATGGGGCTTTGAAACCACCACCCCCCTATGGTTTATTTAAACGCTCGGATTAAGAGTAGAGAACTACGTCAGAACCGATGCCGTACTGAACACCTGCGAAGAAGCGCAAGATCACACGAATATTATCGCTACCATCTAGGTCCGACATGTCCAACAGGCGCACTTCGTTTCTTTCATTCAGGAGTCCTGATCCGAAGAAAAGGTTGCTTGATTCAGCAGCAACCATCTTGTTTGAAGGAAGACCGTTAACCATAGCTACACGGATTCCGTCAAAGTACAAGGGTTGGTCACCGTACCACATCGTGCCTTTGTTGTCAAGACCATTAGCACCAAGACCTGAAGCACCGAATCCACCAAGCGCACGAACGTAAGCCTTAGCAACGTTTTGCGGAACGTAGATGGTCAGATCCTGCTTGCCGTAAAGGGCAGCTGGGATAGCATCAACAACTTTACCAAGCTCGGTGATTACGTTAGCAGCCGTTACGGTGGTAGCGGTTACGTCAACTACGTCAGAGTCAGCAGCCATCAAAGAAAGGAATCCGCTGAACTCACCAGCAGAAGCAGCGTTGCCATTCCAAATGTTCTGCTCAATCTTCTGGGCAGTCTTGGCAGCTACGTGAGCAATCAAGAAGTCAGCAAAAGAAGCAGGGATGCTGTCGTAGGCAGAGAAGCCCATTTGACCACCAATCCAAGAATCGTAGTAGTCCTTCTTGCAAAGCTGAAGGTTAACTTGGAAAGGCTCAACCTCCAACACACGGTCGGTGAGGGTCAGGGTTGAAGTAGCAGTAAAGTCACAAGTGGCATCTTTTACGATGTCATCGGTGTTGACCTTCTGAAGGGTGGTTTTAAAGTTTACGTTTGGAAGGATCTCAATAAGTCCCTTGTCAAGCGTGTCTGCGCTCAAAAGAGCAGCAGAAATGTACTTGGACGCAAATTGTCCTGCGTACGAAGTAGTGATTGAAGTGGTCGTTGCCATTTTCTGTTTTTATTAGTTGTTAAGACGTGCAAGGACTCGGTCAATCGCCTTTGCGGGGCGGTTAAATTCTACCTTGTTGACTTGCTTTGTTTCGGGGTTGTGTTTGATGGGCTTCGCAGCAGGTGTAGCAGATAGCTCGGCCTTAACGGCAGCCATCTCTTCCTTCTTGGCGTAGCCGCCCATCTCCTCACGCATTGCTTTCATTTCCTCACGCATCATTGCAATCTCTTCGAGAACCTTCTCAACAATTGCAGCAACGGCAGGAACTTCTTCTTTTACTTCGACTTCTGCGAGTTCAGTAGCCTCTTCAGCAGAAGCCTCAACTTCTACCTCAACTTTTTCTTCTACTTCTTCGGCAGCAGCCTCTTTGATTTCGGCAATCAAGCCTTCTTCGGTGATGACGAGTACACGACCATCAGAGAGGATGTGTTCGCCAACTGGAGCAGGTACACGGTCATCGCCACTTACGACAAAGACCTCGTTTCCTGCTTCAAATACTTCAGCCTCAAGAACGGCTCCGTTCTCAAGGGTCATTTGCTCGAACTTAACCTCACGGATGGAGCTGAGTTCGGCAAGGATGCGGTTAAGGATATTATTTGCTTTCATATCTAACTAATTCACTTTGGGTTGTTGATTTGTTACATTTTATGGATTGATGACTACATCACCTTGTCCTACCAAAGAGCCGATTCCTTGAGCAGGAAGCGAGCCATCGCAGCACTTGCGTGAGTATGTGTCATCTGGGCAGAGACATCCTCTGTTGCCGCCTCGTGGTGAGGCTACGGGTAGTTTTTGTCTGCGAATCATAATTTACCGAGTTCTTTAAGTTTAGATTCAGCCCAACGCTTGCCAGCAAGTCCACCCCACAATAGGTAGCTGATAGTGCCGCAGGCTTGTGTGTCATTCTCATCGTAGTATTCTTCGGCTCTTGATAGGTACGAGTGCATACGAGTGATTGTCTCTACGCTGATGGGCTTGCCTTGTGCCAACTGCTGCGCTCTTACCTTTCCAACAGGCGTAGCACACTTGTTGCCGTTCTTCTCGTTTAGCACGATACCACGCTTGGCGTTAGAACGTACTGCCTGTGGATAGTCCGAGTAGGATTCAAGCTCCGTGCGCTTACCGCTTTTCTTACGACCATCCTTTTTGATGATGGCTACGATTTGCGACAATAGGAGTGCCGCCTCTTGCTCCTCCAAACGCTCCATCTCTTGCTTGGCGAAGTTCATCTTGTCAACGAAGTAGCCCTCAATGCTAAAGCCCTTGACCTTGCCTGTCTTTACGAAGCCTTCCCATATCTCAGGGTTATTGACCTTCATAGAAACCATCCAAGTGCCAACAGGCAAATCCATTCCGTACTTGCGGCTCTTGTCGTGTGTTTCGTCTTCAATAATCCAAGACTCTACAACGGTGAGGCCGTTGATGCCTACCTCATGCTCAAGGGTAGCGTTGTTCTGCTTGGCCTTCTGAAAGAACATCTCGCTGGCTTTGCGGATTGTTTCTTGACTGAAGTAAACGTAGAACTCGTTCTCGCCATCAACTCGGTATATGGGTTTATTAGGTACGAGTGCTGCTCCCATAAGGATGCGCTTCTCTTCGTCCTGCTTGGCGAACTCTACACGCTCTGCGTTGAGCGCAATAAAGTCCTCTTCAATTGCAGGGTATTCTACGAGGCTGATGGCATCAATGCCAGTCAGAGCCATCGTTTCGTCTAAGACTAATTCAATAAGTTTCATTATCCAAATGTTGCGGTTCGTACTCGTTGGCGTTCTAGTTGTTGTGCAGTCGTTACGTCCTGACCTACCACATAAGCTCGTACAGGTTGGTTGAACTGACTGCCGATGCTTTGTGCAAGTTGGTTTAGGTTTGACTGACCTACAATGTTGAATTGTGCAGGCTGCGCAGGTTGCGTGAGGGTGTTGGTGATGTTCGGTGTGCTACCCCCTCCAAACGAAGACTCCGTAGGGACTTGCGTAGCCGTAATCTGCCGTGCGTTAGCAATACCCGAAGCAATGATGCCTGCTGCTCCCACATATCCGAAGATGCCACCTTGAGCAAGAGCCTTTGTAGCACCTGTGTAGGTATCAATGGTTACCTGTGCCAAAGCGATAGCCTTGCCGAGCATTGTGTTCTCTCCTACGAGTTGTGCAATGCCGTTTAGTGCGCCCTTGATCGTATCAAGTTTCGCCTGTTGCAAATTGCGCTCTAATTGCAAACGACCTGCTGCGTTCTCCGCTTCAAATATCTTGAGTTGGTTCTCTGCCTCTGCACGAGCAGCAGTACCTGCTTTTGTAGCTGCTACCTCCTGCTCAAGCAATGCCTTCTTGCGATTGTAGACGTTCTGAGCTATCTCAATTTCTTTCTCGGCTCTTGCTACCGCATCATCCAAGAGTTCAAGTTGAGCGTTCTGCTGAATCTCAAATATCTCTTGGTCAGTTTCTGCTACGCTTCGGGTGATGTCCAACTGCTCACGCAATAGTGAGTTTTGGTTTGCCAAAGCCTCTGAACGCTGACCTTGTAAACGCTCATCAAGATCCGTGAGTTCTAGTTGCGCTTGCTTAAGAGCGACAAGGTTCTCGTTGGTCTTGTTGATTTCGTATTCTGCAGCGGCTGCTGCTACCTTGATGTTGAGTTGCACACGCTCTAACTCCGCTTGCCTCTCAAGCGATGCCAAGAGGTCTTGGTTGGCCTTCTGACGTGCCTCAAGAGAGTTCTGCTCGTCATCACGCAATTGGCGCAACTGCTCTTGTGTGTTCTGGAACTCAAGCTGAATCTTTTGACGTGCTACATCCGCAAGGGCTGCTTGCTTTTGTAGTTCTACCAATCGTGCCGCTTGATCGGTTGCTGCCTTGATGTCAATGGTCTGAATAGTCTTGACTACGTTAGTCGCTACTGCTGCTACCGTGCCTGCTACCTCGCTTGCTGCTTCTGCAAGGTTAAAGATTACGCTCTTACCTGCATCAAGCAATCCCTCGCCTGTCTTCTTCAGTTCCTCACGGGTAATTGCAATGCTCTCATTTAGCTCTTTGATGCGGTTGGCATCCTTGTCACCAAAGAATGATTTCTCCCACGCTAACTGCGCTTCTTGCACTCCGAGTGTGATTCCCTGAATGATGCCGACAAACGTCAGTAGAACGCCTGAGATTAAGCCACCGAGTACCTTCTTCGTTGCATCAAAACCTCCGTTGAGTTTGCTCTGCTCCTCTACGGTGCTAAAGACCGCCTCTGCAATCTTGTTGAAGATGATGCTAAGGGTAGCCAACACCTTGTTGACTGCATCTACTACCTTTTGGTTGGCGTTGAATGACTCAGAGAGTTTGTCTACGGCTGCGGTGACAAGACCAAACCCAAGACCACCCTTAAGGATTGTTCCTAGTCCGCCTGCTGCTTTCTTGGCAAGTTCAAACGGAGCAGTCACAACCTTCTTTAGCCCACCAAAGGCTCGGCTAATGATGTTGCCTGTCTTCTTGGCTTCTTTGCCTACATCGGCAGTTTCCTTTTGTACGCCACCAAGATTCTTCTCAAGCTCCTCAATCTTTTTATTCAGCGCATCAATCTGCTGCTGAAACCCTGAAGTATCGCCCTCTACCCGTATTTGTTCAACTACTGCCATTACCTACGATTTAGGAACTCCTTCCAAGTGCGTGGAATCGCATACTTGCCCTTTGCTATATCAATATGCTCAGACACCTTGCGGTACTCACTTGCTTGCAGCAGTTCAATCAAATAACTTAAATAACTCGGCTTCATACTACGTTAAGGAGTTCAAATGTTGCTTTACCAGTTGTCATGTTGACCTTGACGTTGTTCACAATGTACTTGTTATTGTTCCAGATGATGCCGTTCTTCAGGTCAAGCGTGATGATCTTTCCGATCGGTAGGATGGCATCTACCTGAAAGATTCTGCGCTTCGAGCTGTAGAGGTCGGTGATATAATCGCTCCACTCGTTATTGTAAAGGCTTTTGCTCACGCTCTGAAGATGGTACGGGTCTATATCCGCACCGAAGCAGATAGAGTTAGACAACGCTGCGCTTGTGAAACTATTTGATACGTTAGCATACCAACAAGTTTGAACTTCAACGTTCGGCACTTCTGCACTTTCTCCATAAGTGAAGTTGATAGGCGATGCGCTTAAATCCAAGCCAAACTTGGCATAGAACAAAATAGGCTGTCCTAAATACGGCTTGAAGCTCACACCATCATCAGCAATCTCATTGGTGATGCTCTTGTAAACAAGTACATTCGTTAGTGTGTCGGTATGTGGGTCAGTCAACCTTTCAAACAGGGGGCATTCAAAAGGAACCTCAACGAGAAACTCCTCTCCATCAAACGTAAAGAAAGCTCGTAGGTCACCGAATCCTGTATTGTTCGTGTTTCGGTATTGCGCTCCCAGAATCTGCTCCGTCTCTTGGTAGTTGAACTCAATCTCTCGGTAGAGCGATGGGCGGTTGACTGCATACTCCGTGATGTCAAAGTAGGTTTGGTAGTCCTGATCGGTTCCTGCTGCATACCAATCATTCAAAGGCTGAAGCAAGAAAGATGTAGAACTACTTGGTACAATCACCATGTTGTACATCTTCACGATTCCAGCGAGGAAGTCCTTCACCTTAATCTCTGGCATCAAGTCTTGAATGTATACTACCGCTAAAGAATACGATGCAGAAGTGGACATATAGACGTCTGCGCTGACCACCAATGAAGAGTTAGTGATTGTTAAGGAGTTTACTTGGTATACCATCGGCACGTTAGTGCTGGGTCGAATCTTGATTTGTAGTGACTCAACATTGTTGGTGACCGCAATGTCGGTCATTACAATTGTAGATGTTCCATTGCCTGTGCCTTCAGCAACAAGCACTCCGTTTCTGAATACCCCAACGAAATAATCCTCCGTGTATGAAGTTGGTATGACACTTACTGAAACCGTATAAGCATCTCCAGTTCCACTCAATCCAACAGGTGTCCAAGTTTCCGTGTCAAGGTTAAACCAATCAGGAGTCGGAGCATTTGATTCATCAAAGTTGATTAACTCCCAAGCAGTAGCTGCAGGCTGATTGTCGTACATATACCCCTCACGTCTGTGAAGCCATAAAGCCAAGTCCGTAAACGGAGCAGCAGCGATAAATGAACCCGTGAAGGTTATGCCATATTTTGCTTCTATAGCATCCAGAATAGCCCAAACCTTTAGTGCAGGCTTTAACTCGTAATAACGTATTCCGTGTGGGTCATTGGTAGTGTGGTACGCAATGTTGTTTTCTTCGTGCGAGCTACTTGATGAATTGTAGAACCAATTCTGCACAGGACTCATCAAAGGAAACAATACAGGGTCGAAGTCATCTGTTGTAAACCTATCAAAAACCTTTTCGTCCGTGTAGTCAAAATTGTACTCGCTAAAGTCAAGGTCGTACAGGTAGTCATCACCAAAGAGGTCGGTCATATTGACCACATCTCCGTAAAAGGTAATCGTGTACGCATAAGGCTCCGTGCCTTTTAGTTGTACGTTCTCTATCTGTACAACTCCCGTGCGAAATGGCAAGGAGTTGATTTCGATTCTTGCTGGCTGACGTAACCGACCATCAAAAGAACCGCTTATGTCCGTTCGGTAGTAGTGACTGAAGATAGCGTTGTTAATCGGACTTGCAGGCACCGTGAAGCCCTGCGTGAAGTCCGTGAACACCTTGCTGATGTCTTGGATGTTTTGTACCGATAGGTTGATCGTGATCTCCTCGTCTTGGAATATATCCAGCCGTTGGTCATTGATGTAGATGTCAACCTTGTTCATCGTACCAGCATCCGTTGGTCAAACGCATAGGTGAAGCTCATCGTGTAGTTGATGGTCTTGTCATTGATGGACTTCTGATAGTCAATGCTTCCACGATTCGGTACAACAGCAACCCATTGTCCGTCTTCGTATACTGCTACCTTCTCGCTCATCAATATCTCCTCCATGATGTCTCCGTAAGACTCATCCACGAAGCCCGTGTTAAGGGTTAGCGTGTTGCGAGAATTGATGTTGAAGGATTGGTATTTACCTGTGGTGTAATTCACATCCGTGTAGGCATCCGCATAGATGCTCTTTTGGTATTGGTCTTGCGTGAAGGTACCCTGCTCCGTTGACTTCTTGAAGAAGGTCAGGTAGTCAGATACTCCGTACTTGTTTACGAACTGAATCAGGTAGGGGTCGTACTTGGGTTCACATACCACCTCAAAGTCGTAAGCTACTTTGTCATCGTTGCCTCCAAGCTCATCTACCGCTTCGCATAAGCAGGCAAGTCCTTCCACAACTCCTCCATCCGCCTTCACTCGGTCATTGTAGCTGATGCACTCGTTGTTCACCAGTAGGTTGATGGTGTACTCATCCGTAGGTGTTACTCCCAAGAATGTTGCTACGTTGGTAACCCCACTTGGAATGTAAATCACCATCTGTGTAGTGGTCGTGGTGGTGTTAGCCCATCCGAGTTCATCTTTGAGTGAGAACCAGTATTCTGTGCCTCCAATCTCAATGGTGAATCCGTTGACTCCAGAATAGGTATTATACGATACCGCAAGGCTCTGCGAGTTACCTGCAAGCACTTGGAATGGGCGAGGCGTAACAAGACCTGCTTGCGTTACTCCTGCGTTTTGCAGTTCACCCAAAGATTTGTAGCCATCAAGAGTCAGAAAGTATACCGTGCCAATGATTCCGTCTTCGGGTGCTGCTCCGTTGTTAGAGTAATTCCAACTACCAGTCCTGCGTACCCATACCGCCTCACCTGTTTCCGATGCGCTTGGTGCCGTGATGAATGCCTTGCCGAATGGATGCTGAAACTTCTCACGTACAAGGTCAGCTATCTCAAAGTTGATTACATCATCAATAGCGTAGGTCTTTGATAGAACATAGGTTGTTGCTCCAGCAACAGGCGTTTGCACACCCGTGTAGGAACTAATGTTTACGCTCATTGAATTGAGCGCATCAGCAGGTAGCGTATTGTTCTTGCCCGTGATAAAGATTGGGCTGCGAGCCATAGCAATTGATGATGGAGTCGCTGATACAGGTATACTCATTTTCTAGTGAATGCTTTAAGGTCTTCTTCGGTCAGTCGGAATGCTTGAACAATATCAGGCGGTAGCCTCTTGAATCCAATGCCAAAAGGTGTGCTGAAGAATTTAGTGGCAGGGATACCCTTCTCGTAGATGCTCCGAGCAATAGCGAACTGCAAGCTCTTGCGCTTTACAAATTGTCCTTGCTTGTTGCGCACTCCTTCCAATCCCTTGCGTACTACCCATTGGCTAAACGCACTTGCAGGAGGCATCTTGTTGGTGTACTTGTACGGAGAGCCTGCTGCGCTTGCATAGGTGCTTTTTGCGCCCTTAACACCCTTGTCTTGGTACTCACCATAGTCCTCCATCTTAAAACTCAAGGAGAACGAGTTTTCTCCTACGGTTAAATCGTAGTCAAGGGAATTGTACAGGTCTTTGGTAGAGTTGCGTTTGTTGCGAGTAAGGTTGTTCTTCGCTTGCTGAATAACGTATTTAGCAAACTTAGTCAAGACCGCATCTAGCAACTCTTTCCGTGCCATTTAGCAAACGCTGATTTCGGTGTTGGCAAGAAGCACATCAAACGTGGCAGTCCACCCTGCAAGCAAGTTCTCAAACCTCTCGCTAAAGGGTACTGCTGATGCTGAGCCGTCCAATTGGTACAAGTCCGAGTACAACGTGCCTCTGCGCAGTTCCGTGATTACATCGTTGATTACTGCGAGTTGCGTGTTCAAAATATCCTGCTCGTTGCTCGTGCCGTAGAACGGTTCTGCTTGATCTCGTGGGTTCTCTTTGGTTTCATCTACCAAGTCCATACATACCAAGCTCACGTTCATGCGCACGATTTGCCCTTCGAATGTTGCTTGGTTGATGATGATGTGGCTCAGCGGAAAGATGGTCTGCTTGTTCAGGTCAATGTCAAACAGGTCACCAGTAGTGACTACGTTGACTTGGCTATGTGCTTCAAGGGTGTCCTTGAGTTTGGTGGTGATGTCGTAAAACTGCCTCATTTGATTTTTGCTATTTGCTTGCGTTCTAATTCAATTCTTTCTCTTTCAAAAACGAGAAAGGTAAGGGCTTCGTGAATACCAAGCCTTCCGACTCGGTCAAATCTTGTAACATCTCCTTGAGCGAGCTGATAGAAGGAAGAGTACCATCCCCATTTCCTTCCGAACTGGGCTTCGCTTGTGTATTCGTTTTCTCCTTCTCCAAAGAGGTCAGGGTAGCGAGCAATAAGTCGTTTCCTAAACGCCAAAAAAAAAGCGATGCACCCATTACCGCATCCATTGGAGCATCCTTCATTTGTTGCTCGTATTTCTGCGCTGAGTCATACGCCTCAATAGAATACCGCTTGCCTGCCTTCTCCGTTACAGGACGGTACAACACCGCCATAGTCTTGTGTAGGTTCTGCACATCGCCCATGTAGTTGTCAAGGTCAACGTACTCGCCAAAGGTGATGTCTTCTAGGTTGGGGATGAATCCGAACTCCTGATCACCAATCGTGAACGTAGGCTTCAGGTTTGGCTTCTCCTCGAACATCGTGTTGATGTGGCGCATCACGTTCGCTACGCTTGAGAACTTGACGTTCGGCAGTTGCGCCAAAGGCACACCGCAGAAGATTTCAAGCATCTTGTGGGTAAGGAACTCCTCATCACCCCCCAAACGAGCAAAGCGTTGGTACTGCTCAAGGGTAATCTCAGAGAGTGAGGTTGGTACTACTACTTTAAGTTCCATCTTTTAAATAA